CTGTCGTCATTCGACACCAGTTGCGAAACTGGCCCATCTAAAGCAAACTTTTGGTTTGCTTAGCCGAGTTCTATTAGTAATAGAACCTTCAAAAGAAGCATGATAGTTCTGATAAGGATCTACACATGAGAGTAGTTCTTGTAATGCCTCATGAGCAAAAGGCTCAGGGGTATTCATTTTACTGGTTAACCAGTGAAAGAATTCATTATAATCACTAACATCTGTATCGTAAGATATCTTCTGATGAATCTTAGTAACTGCTGTTAACGAGCGGAGTTCATACCTCTGGAGATCTTTATTCCACTTTCGTGGAAAAAGAACAGTATTCTCCCTAACGTCATAAAAGGCGATTAGAGGAGAGTAATGTTTATTCTCAGGATGAAGACGGAGTATAATTTCGTGGTTGAGAGACTCATACCACTTGATTACTGCTCTGCCTGTCTCGATGTTAAAATTGCTTGCTAAGTTATTAGCAAAAGCAACAACAGTTACTAAATCGGTTTTTTTTAGCCGTAGAGGTGTGATATTAGCACCTCTATAAAAGTCTCCGCCACAGGATTCTCTAAAGAATCCTGTTGTAAGAGTTTTATCGCGATTAACCTGTAATCCATATGCTTCAAGAGCATTTATTACGGCATCAGCGTCGGCAGCCGGTACGATGATATCATCACCGTAAACCCACACGTTATGTGTAACAGTGCGTGCAATTGAGAAGAATAAAATAGCTTCGATAGGAAAGCATAAAGCTGAACCCATAGAAGCATATTTAAAAATCTTTCTTTGCGTACCGTTAGGTAACGTAACGATTTCTGACCTAGTGGCCGTTAAAGCCGCTAACCAGTCCGCATCACAGAGAAGTTGGATTAAATCCCAACTAACAAGATCAGACGCATCTTTCATATCGATAGTAGCTAGACTTCCGTCTAACGAACCAAGATATGCAAGGCGCTGATTTATCGTTTGGTCTGTGAAGTTGACACGTCTATAACCAGGATTACCTGGTGATTCGATGTGTTTATAGATCTTATCTTGAAGGCCCTTTTGAATTTTCATTAATTCATGAGGTTCCATGCAGATAGATCTGGGACCCCTACTATCCTTTGGCACGAATGCCAACCTAGCAGTAGGAGACGAACCATATTTCAGTGTGTTCGTCTTGATACTCTCTAAATCACGCAGAGCATGATCTTTCGTGTTGTAAAACCATTGGAGATTGTATACCCGTTGTAACTTGGGTATATGTCTTACAATGTGAATTTTATCAACATTAGAAAGTCTGTCAGCCGTAGCACCATTAGAATGATGGGGCACTATATCAAAAGGATCCTCAGGGAGGAGACTTCGAAAAGTACCCTTAATTCTATCTACTTGTTCTTCTGTAAAATGTCTTTTAACGGACATATCTGTTTCACAATACTTGATTAACGCCTCATCCACCTGTTCAGGTGAAAAGGGCTGTTCAAGTTTATAAAACAGGAAGCACAAAGTTAGAAGTTCACGGATTCGTTCAGTGTCAGCCGTTTCTTTTAAGTATCCATCTCGATCATAGATCAAAGAGAAATACTCGTGAAGAAAAGAAGGTGTTGCCCATCCTTTATGAATAAAGAATAGGCCCTTTGGTATAACAATTATACCAGTTGACAGACTCTGATGCACACATTTTCCTAGTTGAGGTAAAATGTGTGTAAGCAGAGTGGGGGTAGTCGCTGATCTCTTTATCAGGGAGGTTCGCGTCTTTCTCGACGTTATCTTGAATGTTGATGCTATTGTAACCCATAGGGCTACTAGGCTTTCTATAGTCATTTTGAGACTCCTTGTAAGGAAGACCCATGCATAGAATAACAATCCAAACAATAATCTCTAACAACCAAACTACAGAATGCACTATAATAATGATGCAGACGTAATATATGGTATGAAATAGGTTATCGAAAAAAGGATACATGACTCTGATTAACTTTCTTGGTTAAGCAGTTTGTCAACGTTATCGGGATCGGCAACAAAAGCAGATAAGGCAGAAATTAATTCGCCAATAGTTACTTCGATATCGGTTCTACCTGAATAAGGTTTGAACTGGATCTTGAACTGTGCTTTTATTGAATCTTTAATTGCAGACGTTTGAGTATTTAATACTTTAACATCTTCAAGGATGATTACACTCGATCTCAATCCAGATTTCGCTGTTTCATGTGAAACAGTTAAAGTTTGGGGTTCATTAATTGATCTAGCAGCATTTGATCTCATACTTCTGTATGGCATTTGCGAAACTAAATCAAAATTAGTTGTACCTATTGTTATTCTTGAGTTATACATGGAATCTCCTTTTATAGCACTGGAAGATAAACTACTTCTTCCGTGGAAAGTTTGTTACGGCAAGAGCCGCAGCCAAAGACCATTGGTAACCAGACAATTCAGTCTTAAGTTCTAATGGACTACGAATACCGGTGCCATCAATGAGAGCAGCTAGAAACGCAGGTCCGAATGGGGTTCTAAAATAGAAATCCACTTCGCGACGTGATGAGCCTATGTATGTCTCAGCACCGTTGGTGTTGTCTATAAGCGTCACAGCACAAGTTAAGATCTGAGTGACCTTAACCGAGTGGCATGCATCGACTATGTCGAATCTAGCCACAGGCTTGTGATACTCGAACGCTTCGATTTGGTCGCCAACATTGACGAACCAATCGACTAGAAAGCTAAATGGAACTAAGTTCCACGCAGCAGTTAATGGTTTAGACAAACCATTGATACTAGCGAGTAAGGCAAGATTATCCGAAGCTGATTCAAGAGGCCGCGCACGAAAGTACGCAGAACACTTCCCGACGATTTTTACGTCGGAAGTATAATCACATCTATATTTATAGGTATGAATTCCTGTTGGCCAGTTAAGGAGGTTCGAATAAACGGTAGCAGTTTTCTGCTCCTTTTTATTAGTAATCGTGCCGTGTTTATTTAAGATTTTACCTTTCCTACCAAGTTCATTCCATTTCTTAAGATTTGGAGCGAAGTTGTTAAAGTTATCAACATACTTACGCATGTCCTGATAGAAAGGTATAATACCAAAATTAACACCGAGATACTTATCGGCGATATATCTCTTATCTTTTAAGACGTGTTTAGTGACTGTTTGGACTGTTTGTTTAAAGTCCTTGAGTTCACCAATCGTTGTAAAAAGATTTTGATCATGTAAGTTCAATAATGAAGAGTCTTTGAACATGTTTTGAAACGTGTTACTATAGGCATCTTCACTAATCCTAAAACCACTATCAAAGATAGTAATTCCAGGGATTGGGCGATTAAATCCCCAATATGATCTTATGTCATGAGGCAAACCAGTAAAAGTCATATGGGTATCTAGCCAAACTGAATTGACTAGTCCCATCTTAACTTTTAATCCCGAAGGGCCTTGCGTAGTAAACTTATTACGCAAGTGGTTGACCTCCTTGGATCCACGACTCGTCTTCCAATGTTTCAAATTGAGCTTTTCGCTCGCGGAAAATACCTTATCGGTAATCCTTTGGACATTGGACGCAGTATTATATATAGAACCAGCAGGTGCACTAACTGAAGACTTTTCCTTTATACCCAACGAGTTGTACTTAGCATAATTCACACGTGAGTGTGTATTGCCAGACGACCCGTTAAGATAATAAACGGGAATATTTTCGAGATAGCGTGTTCTACTGTTCATATATAATCCTTTGTGTTGATGAGTGCCTTTTAATAAAAGGCGAACCTTGAGCGAAAGC